CGTCGGTCTTACAGCTTCAATCGTTGCCATGAATATCGCTATGGCACTGAATCCACTCGGCGCAATGGTTTTGGGTTTTGGCGCAATAGCGACAGGCGCAGCGATTGTGTTTGTCAAGTTTGAGCAGTTCCGACCTTTGTTGCTCGGACTGTTTGGCCCCGGTGGAATGGCTGTCGGCGCAATCCTTTACTTCAAAGACACAATTATTGAAGCATTTGACACAATAAAAAATCTTGGTGCTTCAATCTTTAACGGTATCGGCACTGCTTTTAAGGGTGTCATTAACGCTGTTGTAGCTGGGTTGGAAGGCGGCCTTAACTTTGCTATTAAGGGACTTAACACAATCCTTGACGGTATTGACGTAGCCGCCGGTCCGTTTGTCAACTTCGGTACAATTCCAACTGTTAATCTGCCTCGACTAGCTGAAGGCGGCATAGTGACGTCGCCTACTATTGCAATGATTGGTGAAGCTGGCCCTGAAGCTGTCATACCGTTGAACCGTGCCGGTGGCATGGGCATCGGTGGCAACACGATTACGGTCAATGTAAACGGTGGCGACCCCAACAGCATTGTAAGAGCCCTTCAGCAATATGTGCGTCAGTCGGGCCCAGTGCCAGTTAACACTAGAGCCATGTAATGGCAAAAATAATCTGGACAGTTTCAACTGACGGTGGCGGCACAGTTTTTACAGACCGTGTTCTGTCAATGAATATTACCCAGGGCCGTGAAAAGTATTTAGATAATTATTCAGGTGGGCAGTGTGTCATCACCATTAACAACAGCGGTAATTACGCCGATGGACTTACTTACGGCAAAAATATCAACGTCACAGGCTATTACGCTTCAGGAGTTTTTAATTGTGACTTTTGGGTGCAAGAAGTCGTTTATGACGATTACCCAGGCAACACAGGACTAAACACGGCAACCATTGTTTGTGCTGATTGGATTAGTCGTGCTGGTCGAATTAACGCAAACAATGTCGTTATTGCGCAAGCACTATGCGACACTCAAATAGGCGTACTTGAAACAGCCATACTGCCTTCAGACATGAACACAGTTAGTTTTGGTTCATCGTCTACAGCCAGCGGGACAACTTACACAGGTTCATTTAGCAACTACCTAAACCTGCTAGTGGTCACTGAGCGTGGTTATTGTTTTCAAGACGCAAATGAACTGTTTTTTATTGGGCGTAACTATGTTTCTAGTTTAAGTCCTGTTCTTACAACTATCGGCAGAACGACAGGTCTTACACAAATTGCATATCAAACATTCCAACGGATTCAAAACGGTACACAGTTCATAAACACGGCGACAGTTTCGCCTGACGGATTGTCTAGCCAAACAAGCACTAACTCCAGTTCTGTGTCAACTTATGGCGGTGCGTTTTATTCGTCGTCAACAGTTGATTACAACACGACGCAGGCTTTAGGTAACGCCAGTTGGATTGCCAACACTTTTAGTGACCCAGCCGATTTACGATTTGCTTGCAGTTTTACTGATGTAATGCAAAACGCTTCTGCTTTGGAATCATGGTTAGGCGATGTTTTTAATGGTGCTAATCGCACTATTAACTTGTCGTATCAAGTGCCTGGCGGGCTTTTAACTACTACCGCCGTGGTTATGGAAGGTTTTACAATAAATGTGACGCCTGAATTGGCTGAGTTTTCTTGTACTTTTTCGCCATTAGATTACTACCAGTTTTTTACGCTTAACTCATCAACTTTAGGTATTTTGAATACCAGTCGACTCGGCTGGTAAAGGAGAAAACATTATGGCTATTAACCCAAACACAGATTTCTCGTCCGGCGCAGTCCTGACAGCGGCACAGCAGAACCGTTTCCCTCGTGGCGTCATGGCCTACAACGCCAGCACAACTACTGACTCAACCATCACAACTGAGGAAATACAAATAACTTCTTCATCGTTTACTGCTGTTGCAAATCGTTATTACCGAATCACTTACTATGAGCCACAAATTGCAACACCAGCAACAGTCGGTACTTTTTTTGTAGGTAGAATCAGACTTACTAATTTGGCTGGAACGCAATATGCCACAGGCATTGTACAAAACATTGCGGCGGCAGCAAATAATTACACTTTGATTACTTCTGCTGTTGTAACTTTGTCGGCTGGTTCAACTGTTATTGTGGCTTCGTTATCGTATTCATCAGGTACTGGTTCTGCTACACGATCAGCAACTAGCCCTGCTTATCTACTAATTGAGGACATAGGCCCAGCATGAAAACTTTGGCGGTCATTATGGCACTTATTGTCGGGTTATGGATATGGATTTGGGCATGAGCATCAACCCAAGCAAAGCCCTTATAGCCCTCGTCGGCCTTGTGTGCATAACAGTCCTTTTGGCAGTCGGCAAAATCCAAACATCCGAAGGCGTCCCAATCCTCACAATGATCATCGGATACTCAATCGGAAACGGAATCAATGCCCTACGCGGAACAGAGAACTCAGGGATTATTAACAAAAAGAAAGACCCCAAATGACATCACGACCGTACACAGGCAACAGCGACGGACATCATCCGACACCTCGAGCCGGCACGAAGCGTTTTGTAGAGTTTTGTGAGTACCTGTTCGGTGTCAAGTCCATTGGCATTTATGCGAAGCGTCCGATGCGTTCAGGCCCACAGCTGAGCGTTCACGCCACATGGCGAGCAGTAGATCTCCAAGGCACGATCCCGCAACGCAGAGCTCTTGTGCAGTTTCTTTACCAGCATCGTGACGATCTGAACATTGAAGAGATCCATGCTTACGATGGCACTGGATGCCCCTTGACTGGCCTGACAAAGTGGGGAGCCGGCTACCGCTGCGATCGTGATGCTTGGAAGGCTTGGACTGCTACACGCAATGGTGGCACGCCCGGAGCCCAGTGGACCCACATTGAGATCTCACCGTTGATGGCGGATAATCCGAAACTGGTTGAGGAAGCGTTCGCTCGAATCTTTGCCGAATGACTTGACATCTTGTCGCTAATTCGGTCAACTGACTGTGCCAAGAGAGCACAGCACAAGCTGAGCCCCGACACTGGAGGCACTAATGAATCCATTTAAGTTTCTACTATTAAGCGGAGCAGGCTATTTGAGCCTTGTCATGATTTTCGGATCAGGAGGAGAGTCATCGCCAGAGTCCATAGTCAAAGTTCCACAAACAGTCCAGATCGTCCCTTTGACCGATGAGCAGATTGCCGACCGAAACGCTGAGATCGCTCAACAGATCGCAGAAGAGAACGCGACCATCTACAATGAGCCTGCAGAGACCTCTACGACGCTTCCACAGCTCGCCCAGATAGATCCTGACACTAAGTGTCAAGAATGGCTACCGCTCGCCGTAGAGATGGGCTGGCCCAACAGAACCGAAGTCCTGCAGACCCTCGGTCGTGTGATGTGGAAAGAGTCCCGCTGTCAAGCGATCTCGGTTGATTCTGAATGGTTTAATGGTCACGATTACGGCCTGACACAAATAAACGAAATCCACGAAGAATGGCTGTCGGAGATGGGCTGGACTCTTGAGGACATGGCGATCCCCTCATCAAACCTTCGCTTCGCCTACCTACTGTGGAACGCTCGAGAAGAGCAAGGACTTTGTGGATGGCAGCCGTGGAGTATTTCGTGCTGACTTGGCAACAGCGAGCAGCTTGTCGTGATCTGCCCGTTAACTGGTTCTTCCCAGAGCAAGGTGCGGAGTCTTTGCATCAACTGCGTAGAGCTGTCGTTGTATGCGAATCCTGTCCAGTCATAGAGGACTGTCTCAAATATGCGCTGTCTTTCGGCTATCGAGCCCTTCCGGGCATTTGGGGAGGCACATCAGAGAACCAGCGCCACGAGATGCTCCTCTCTGACACACCCATCAACTAGTGTCGGATTATCCAATAGGAAGGATTATCAATGAACGACCCCGACGGTATGGTTCAGACGATCAGAGAGCAAGAGAAACACATCGCAGATCTTGAGCTTCGGTTGACTATCAGAAACAAAAGGATTTTATGGTGGCAAGGTATGGCCTCCGATCTGTATGACGAGCTCATCAGCTTTTACAAACCAGCGTCAGATCCTTTCGGATCTATGACCTCAACGATCAACAGGTTTGAGGAGGCTGAACGCTATGGATCTGAGTAACTATGTGGATGTCCCGACACGCTTCGCAGCTTTACTCGCCAAGTGGCCCGAGCTTCGAATCAAGGAGCATCGCCCCGAGATCGTCACAGTCGGAGACCAGATCTTCATTTCGGTCACGATGCAAGCATGGCGGACTCCCGAGGATCCGCTCCCATGTCAAGCGACATGCTTTGAGCCGTACCCTGGCAAGACCTCCTTCACTCGAGACAGTGAGCAGATGAACGCGTCCACTTCATGTCTCGGACGCTTGGCTGGGCTCATGATGTCATTCCCGAAGATGGCCTCACTGGAGGAAGTGATCAACCGTCAGAAGGAAGAGCAGACTGCGAAGCCTGTGAAGCCTTGGGAAGCATCCGA